ATGAGCGCGGGATGCTGGGCCGTGTAGATTTCTACGTGGGCGAGATCTTCCCCGGCAGCTATTCGGAGGTCTACGCCGCCGCGCTGGATTTCGTGGCTGAGTGCGGCGGGCGCGTCGTGGTGTTCCGCAATCACGCAAAGGTATCGATCATCGTGGGAGAGCGCTTTGACGCCCTGATCGAATCCAGCGCGAACGTGAACACGAACCCGCGCTCCGAGAATACCGTCGTGACTGTGGACAGTTCCCTGGTCCGCGATTACGTCACCCTGTTCAACGGCCTGGTATCATTCGACAGCGCCACGCGGGACGTTGAACCATATCAGATACCGGAGGGACATCATGAAGGCATCAACCGCGAAGGGATACCGGGAGAAGATCCGCGCGGCGTGCAGAGGAGTGGGAACATACAAGCCGGAGTTTGAACCGCTCATCGGCAGGCTGGCGGAATACTATCTCCGGCAGCACCAGCTGAAGGATCTCTATGATCAGACCGGCGGCCAGCCGATGGTCAAGGCAAAAGGCTCCGGCCTGGCCGTCAAAAATCCCGTGCTGGACGAAATGGACAAACTGAACCGCATCATCCTCGACCTGGAGCGGGAGCTGGGCCTGACCCCATCCTCCCTCCGCAAAGTGAACGAGGCCGCCTTCAAGGTCAAAGAGCAGTCCGGATTCAGCCTGGCCCTGGTGGAGGCTCTCCATGGCGCGGGCGCTTAAAGGCAAGTATCTCCAGGAGGTCCTGCAATACGCCCGCGGCGTGGCAGACGGCTCCATAATCGCCGGTGAAGACCAGATCCTGGGCTGCCAGCGCTTCCTCAGGATGCTGGAGGATCCGCGCTATGACATCCGCACCCAGGACGCGGACTTCGTGATCGGCATCATCGAATCCTCCTTCCGTCACCGCCAGGGCGAACGGCTCGACGGCACACCGCTCAGGAATACGCCTTTCCTCCTCGAACCATGGCAGAAATACTGTGTATACGGTATGCTGTCATTTTTTTATACCGGCACCCAGGAACGCGTCGTCAAAGAGGCGTTCATTTTCATCCCCAGGAAGAACGGCAAGACCATCTTCGTCTCCGCCCTGGCCTGGGCCCTGTCCATTCTCCAGCGTATGTCTGGCTCCGTGGTCTACGTCGTGGGTGCCGCCCTCAAGCAGGCCCTGGAGACCTTCGATAACTGGGACTACAACCTGGAACATGTCCAGTACAAGTCCAAGCGGGAGGCCGTCGCCGACGGCTGGAGGATCTACGACAACTCCTTCGAGCACTCCATCAGCCATCCGGATCTGGCGGGCGGCTCCGTCTCCCTGAATGCCCTGGCCAGCAACCCGGACGGACAGGACAGCTTCAACTGCAACATCGTCATCGCCGATGAGGTCCACGCCTACCGGAGCCCGAAACAGTACAACATCCTGAAAGAGGCCACGAAGGCGTACACCAACAAGCTGGTCATCGCCATCACCACCGCGGGCGATGACGGTACCTCATTCTGCGCCCAGCGCCTTACCTACTGCCGCCGCGTCCTGCACGGAAAGTATGAGAATGAGAACCTCTTCACCTTCATCTGCTGTGCGGACCAGGATGAGAAGGGCAACGTGGACATCCTGGATCCCGTCCAGCATCAGAAAGCGAACCCATCCTACAACGTGACCATCCGCCCCGCGGACATCATGAACGACGCCCAGCAGGCCGCGGATGATCCGCAGCAGCGCAAGGATTTCCTTGCGAAGTCCCTCAACATCTTCACCGCCCAGCAGCGCGCCTACTTCCAGGTCGCCACCTTCCGGTGGTCGAACGCGAAAGCGGGCGAGGCCCTGGGCATCGATCCGGACTGGTCCCTGGATGAGAAGATCGCGCATATCCTCTCCCTCCCTGTCAAGTGGTACGGCGGCGCTGACCTCTCCAAACTCCACGACCTGACCGCGGCAGTGCTCCACGGCACCTATCAGGATATCGACATCTGCCTGCCCCACTGCTGGTTCCCCATCGTGGCCGCCCGCGTCAAGGCCGACCAGGACAACATCCCTCTCTTCGGCTGGCGGGATGACGGCTGGCTCGACCTGTGCAACGCGCCCACCAACAACCACGCCGACGTGGTCCGCTGGTTCGTGGACCGCCGGAACCAGGGCTTCAAGATCCGCCAGGTGGGCCACGACCGGAAATTCTGCCGGGAGTATTTCATCGGCATGAAATCAGCAGGATTTACGATCATCGACCAGCCCCAGTACCACTACAAGAAGTCCGAGGGATTCCGCCGGATCGAGGAGAAGGCCCTCAACGGCAAATTCTACTATTTCGGCTCCGACGCTTATGAGTACTGTGTCCAGAATGTCGCCGCCGTCGAAAAGACGGATGACATGATCCAGTATGAAAAGATCGAGGACAACCGCCGCATCGATATATTCGACGCGGATGTATTCGCCACTGTCCGTATGCTGGAGGACCTTGAACGGTCCCAGCGCGCGGCGGATTGGCTGTGAGGTGATGACTTATGAGTAACGCCAAGAAACGTTCCCGCTATGGCCGGGACGCGCCCGCGCAAAAGCGCTCCACCGGCACCGGCGCCGTGTTCACGTTGTCGGACCCCGCCACCTGGGAGATCCTCTGCGGCAACGGTTATAAACCGGTCACCCAGTGCCCGGAGGTACAGATCTGCATCCAGGTCTATGCGGAGCTGATCGCGTCCATGACGCTCCGGCTCATGCAGAACACCGAAAAGGGCGATATCCGCGTCAAAAACCAGCTCTCCCGGATGCTCGACATCACGCCGAACCGGTACATGACACACATGACCTTCTTCCAGACGCTGGTCAGGACGCTCATGGAGAACGGTAACCAGGTCACCTGGCCGCGCTACCATGACGGCTACCTGGCGGAGCTGCTCCCGCTCCGGCCCACGGAGATCTCCATCCTCCCCGACGGGAAGGATGATTACCTGATCGCCTACCGCGGGAAAACGCTCCGGCCCGATGAGGTGCTCCATTTCATCCTCAACCCGGACCCGAACGAGCCCTGGAAAGGCCAGGGCCTGACCGTCTACCTCCGCGATATCGTGCGGAGCCTGCGGCAGGCCAACGCCACCCGCCAGGCGCTCCAGGAAAGCCCGGCCCCGTCCATCATCGTCAAGGTGGACGGCCTGACGGAAGAGTTCAAAAGCAAGGAAGGCCGCGAAAAGCTGGCCGAGATGTACACCGACGCCGATAAAAAAGGCCTCCCGTGGTTCATCCCATCGGATGCTTTTTCCGTGGAACAGGTGAAGCCGCTGAACCTCTCCGACCTGGCCATCAAAGACTCTCTGGAGCTGGACAAGCGCGCCATCGCCGCCATCTTCGGGATCCCGCCCTTCCTGATCGGCATCGGCGACTTCCACCTGGATGAGTACCAGCACTTCGTCACCACCCGCCTGATGGCCGTCGCCCGGATCATCGAGCAGACCCTGACCCGCGGGATCCTCTATTCGCCGGATCTGTACCTGTCCTTCAATCCGCGCAGTCTGTACAACTACAGCCTGACGGAGCTGGTGAACGTGGGTAAGGAACTGATCGACCGGATGGCCATGCGGCGCAATGAGCTCCGCGATTGGCTGGGCCTGCCGCCGGATGAAGAGATGGACGAGCTGCTGGCCCTGGAAAACTACATCCCCGTCTCCCGCCTGGGAGACCAGAAAAAGCTCAACGAAGAGGGAGGTGAAAACGATGGAAACGAGGCAGACCCGTCAGACCCGGACGATTGACGCCCGGTTCGAGACCCGCGAACAGGAGAACGAACGCCGGATCGAGGGCTATTTCTCCGTGTTCGGTTCCGACTATGAGCTCTGGCCCGGCGCGACCGAATCCGTGGATCCCCACGCCTTCGACGGCGCGCTGGAGGATGACATCCGTGCCCTGATCGATCATGAGACGCGCCTGGTGCTGGGCCGAACTACCGCGGGCACCCTGACCCTCCGCGCCGATGAGCGCGGCCTCTGGGGCTCCGTGCTGATCAACCCGGATGACCAGGACGCCATGAACCTCTACGCACGCGTCCAGCGCGGCGACGTCAGCCAGTGCTCCTTCGGCTTCGACATCACGGACGAAGAGTATGAGCACCGCGCCGACGGCTCCGATCACTGGACCATCAAGGGCGTCAAGCTCTATGAGGTATCCGTCTGCACCTTCCCCGCCTACCGCGATACGGAAGTCCAGGCCCGCCGCGATGATATCGCGGTCATCCGTAAGCGTGAACTCGACGCCTGGAAGAATACCATGAAAGAGAGGCTATCGAAATGGCACTCAAACAGCTGATCCTGTCCCGCAAGATCGCGGAAAAGCGG